CAAATGAATCAAATGCTAAACCATAAGCCTTTAATTCTGTTGATGCTAATTTATAATTTTTTGCTTGTTTAGCATTTGATTCATTTGCTCTCCTTGCTATTTCTTGTTTTTCTAACTCTTTTGTTAATTGGCTTTCTAATGTAATCAACTTTTTTTGATTGTCAACCATCATATCCATTGAAGCAGTTGCTTTTGCCCTCTGCATTATGGATGTAGTTAATTGGTCATAAGTTGTTTTTAAACCACCATTTAAAGCCTTTTCATCAGTTATATTTTTTAAATAAGATGGATAAATTTTCCTTAATTCATTAACACCATCTAAACGCTTATCATTTGATAGTGTTGTATCTTCAATTTGTTTTTTTAATAAATTAAGTTTTACTATTTTTTTAGCTGCTGATTTATCACCTTTTAAGTTTGCTTGTTCAACTGTTTCTAAACCTAAAACATAATTTTCTAAACTCTCTGTTAGTTTCTCTTGTTCTTCTTTTAAAGACTTTACTTTATCCTTAGTACCCATTATCTTATCCCCAAACATCAACCACGCAGACGTAGCTAAAGAGATTGCTAATGTAATACCACCAAAACCACTTAAATCTCTAAGCATTGCTTTCAAAGCACCACCAGCAGATCCAGTTCTTGTTTTTAATGCTCCAAACTGTTCTGTTAAGTTTGTGATGTTGTTAGATATACCCATCATTCCAAATGGTGCATCTTGTACAGTTCTACTAAAAGCTAACATTGCTGAACTACCATTGGCAGCACCCTTATCAAACTTCTTTAAGTCTTTTGTAGCAGTTTTAGTTGACTTACTAAACTTGCCCATATTACTGGCAGCCTTTTTATCAAAAGAACTTAGATTTTTTTGTGCATCTGCTAATTTCTTTTGCAGTTCCTTTATTTCTGCACCAATTTCAACCTCTAATCTATTTGCCATTATTTCTATTGTTATATTCTTGTTGTGCTTGTTTAAACATTGCTAACGCTTGTTTATTTATCTTTGGTGTTTCCTTTTCAATTCCTAAATTCCAAAACTGTTTCTTTGTTGGTATTTTCTTTAATTGTATTGAGCCACTAATATAACTGTTGTAAGCTATTTCTCTTGTTCTTAAATCTTTCCTTTCCTCCATTCTATTAAATGCAAAAAGCCGAATGTTAAATTCGGCCATTGTCATTTTATAAAGATAATCAAAAGGCAATTTAAACTCACCTAAACAAAAAGAGATAACCTCTTTATACCAATCTATTTTTTTTTTACGTTTTCGCCATTCTCTACACTTTTAACTGGTGTAGGGTTTTCGTTAACACCTAAAAAGAACCTCACGAACTCAGTCATACAATCAACTCCTAAAAGTTCCTGTTTTTCAAGCCAAATAATAATATCTTTCTCTACAAAGTCTAAAGCCTTATCTTTTATAGTATAACTATTTTTTAGGCTTTCATACATCAATATAGGAGCATATTTAAAAGGATTTTTAACTACCTTTTGCAATAACTCATTATAATCAATATCTAACCTTTCTAAGACTTCACCAATAAAGATTAAACCAAAGGTAAATTTTCTATTTTTACCCCCTAATTTTAAAGTAAGTTCTTTTTTCATCTATGCCTCTGGATCAGCTGATGATGGTCTACCACTTCCCATTATTGAGCCAGTAAATGTAATATCGTTGTCAATTTCAGCAGTCTTTTCTAAACTTGAAAAGTAACCTTTACCATATTGGTCAACTGTTGACGCATCTGAATAAGTTGTAGTTATTTTCCACGTTACATTGCCCAAAGCTAAAAGTTTAGACTCCAAACCTACATAACCAACCTTTGCAACCTCAACCTCTGGATAAACACCATCAAATCCAATCTCATAAGTATATGCTCCAGCTCTTCTTTGTGTTGCTCCATTTGCATCACATTTAGTACGAGTTGAAATTTCATCTACACTATGGCTAAGGTTGTGGCTTGTCAAACAAACAATAGGCTCATAGGCATCTGTACCATTGTAAACAAATAAAGTTTCATTGACTGTTTTAACGTATGTACTCATTTTATTTAAATTTTATAAAGCAAATATAATAAATAATATTTATTGAATTACTTTTTACTATATTAATTTTTTATAGCGTTTAATTAATAAACATCTCAAGCCTTAAAAACTTGCGAAATATATTTTCTGATGGTGTTATTGTAGCAATATCAGATGGAAAGTTTTGTGTTTGTCTGTGAACCACTAAACCACTTGAAGCATCTAAAACTAAATCATTTGTCAACTCCCTAACTTTATCTAAAATGTTATCGGCTAACAATCTGCTCCCAGTATTACCAACACCATAATAAGATGTTATAATATCAAGTAAAATCGTACTTTCATACGCTGAACCACATTTAGTGTATTTGTTAACCTCGTTTGTTTGGCTACTCATTAAAATATAATGGTTTTTTGTGTTGTCCGTTGGTACTCTCGAATCAAAACAAGGCACATTTACAAAAGGTGATGATGCCAATAAAAGACCAGTACCATCGTCAATATTACTACTATCAACATTTTCTAATAAAATAGCCTCTTGAGATGCTTGATCTACTACTATCATATCATTTAAAGCAGTAAATATAGATTTTCTTACATATTTATCTGGAATTGGTTTAACCATTGTATTTTTTTGTTAAGTGTTTTAATAAATCTTTTAAATCGCTTTTTAATGTTTTTTTACCTTTTACAAATGCTGGATAAAGATAAGGTTGAGGTGTTAAACCTCTTCTTAATATAGCCATAAAAATAGGATAAGCAGCACTTTGCTCAATTCCTTTATTCTTGCACCAATCTCTTATGCTTTGTAAACCTTTGTCAAAACTTCCTTTATTATCTTTTTTTCTTAATTCACTTGCTAAATCAGATAATTCAGATGGCACACTTACTTGTTTCCCTGTGCCAAACTCTACATAAACACCATAAGATTTAGCAACACCACCTACATAAATAGAATAACTTAAATCTTTATCTTTTGTCTTTTCTTTTAGTATGCTTTGCTTTAAATCTCCGTTATTTATTGGTGCATTTATTTTTGCATTTGCTTGTATTTCTGTGCTTACAGATTGTATAGTTAAATCAATATCTTTTTCAGCCTCTTTGCCAAACTTCTTAATATTATTTATTAATTTATTTATACCTTTTATCTTCGCTTTTGCCATAATATTACGCTAAAACATAAGTTACAGCACTGCTATCAACAACTCTTTTATAAAGTAAACCATCTACACCCTCTACAATCTCAGCTTTTAACTCTGGAGGAGTTAATCCTAAACTCAAAGTTTCATCGTCATCACTTACTATTGATGTTGTAGTTGTGCCGTTTTGACTTCTAATGTTTACAGTATATCCACTATCTCCGTTTTGAGTTACTACTGTAATAGGCACATCAGCAATTACAATACCAGCTTTTAAGTTACCAACTAAAGGCACTGTTCCCTCTACGCTCTCATTTGCTACCAACCCAGCTGATGGGATATATTGGTCTTCTTTACTATTCACAATAACACTTGCACCTCTATTTAAAGGCACTACATATTTTAAAACCAAGTTACCACCTACCTCGTCCCATTCGTAAACCTTTGCAGTTCCAACAAACGGAGATGATATTGCAACCCCACTATTACCACCATCACCATTGTCTGCAATGTATAAAGGCTGCGCAACAACTTGACTCATTGCACTTGTTGGCATCAATGGAGATGCTTCTAAACCAGCTGAATCTGCACCAGAATAGGCAGAAATTAAACCAACTGCTCTAACTCTTGTTGCTCCGTTTGGCTCATAGTCAGAATCATCTGCACCTGTTGAACCATCAAAATCAACAGGAGATCCAGGACTAACTGTAAAATTGCCTGTAACCCCATCTCTAATATAGTAATTTACTAAAGTATTATTAAAAGGTGCTGAAACGTTACCACTTCTCGGCCAAGTAATACCATCATTTGTCAAAGGCATTATTAGCCTTGAATCGTAGTATCTTGGTACACCACCAGTCCTCATTTCTGCGTGAATACAAGCCATTACAGGGTTAGTTGAATTGATTATAAACTCTGTGTTTGCATCTGTTTGTAATGTTAAAAAACCCCACGGTAACACCTCTATATTTGTTTGAGGAGTTCCAGAACCACCGTCAGAATTTACAGGTGTTCCATCTCCTCTCGTTAGTGATACCAATGATTTTAAAGGCCCGTTAACAACCCTAATAAAACCCCTGTTACTACTACCCCCTTGACTATTTCTGAACGCAAAAAAGAACGTGCTTTTAAATGAAAGTCCATAACTTAATAAAGGCATTGGAGATTCATTAGCCCCATTTAATTGCTCTGAAAAAGCATAAAAACCTGTTGATGCAGTTATAATTGCACCATTTAACAAACCTGTAAAACAAATCGGTTCGCCTAAACTCATAAACTCACGATATAAAACAACTCCGTTATTAAAGTCTGTACCATTTGCGTAAACCTCTACAACGTTTCCATCTCCTAAAGAAACCCCTTGCACCTTTCCTGTATCTGTAAACCCAACTGCTAAAACAGTTAAAGCTGGTTGTCCAGCGTTTGCTAAAAGTGATTGTTGTAGTCCTAAAGTTGAACCAGCTGCAATTGCGTTAACAGTTTCCTCTGTTACTCCTCCACCTGTACCTCCTCCACTTCCAGCGTGATAAACTATCAAATCTGTAAATGAGTTTGGTGTGAATGATGTACCACTTGAAACAACAGAAATAGGAACACTAAAAAATGAACCATTGTCAACAACACCACCCATTATATTGGCGTTTATAAATATTCTATCATCCGAACTCTGTTGTAGATATAAAGCATCCCCATCCTCTAATAATTCTAAAATATTACTAACACTCCTATTTGGATAGGCTGTTGTACTAAAATAAATCTCAGTAGCTAAAGAAAGGTCAGTGTTATTTATTTGTAAAGTGTTTGCAGTTGGTTCTTGTGGATTTGTAGCAGATGAAAAAATATATCTTAAATCAGCACTCCCACTATTTGGTATTCCCTCTGGAACAAATATTTTACCATCAGAACCTAAAACAGCAATATTGTCTGCATCGGTTGAAACCTCTGATGGCCCAGCCTCTCCTTGAACACCTTGAATACCTTGTAAACCTTGTTCGCCTTGCTCCCCTTTATCGCCTTGCGTACCTTGTATTCCTTGAACTCCTTGCTCTCCTTGAATACCTTGCAAGCCATCGTTTCCATTCTGACCTTGTTCGCCTGTATCTCCTTTTATTCCTTGTATTCCTTGATCTCCTGTATCTCCTTTATCTCCTTGTTGCCCAAGTATGGTAATATCTCCAGAACCCTCTAAACTTTGCCCATTTACAGTAAATAAAGGCCTTTTATCTTGTATTGTTGTATTTGTTTCATCTCCTGTATTCGTTCCACTTTGATTGGCTAAATTCTGTTTAGCTGAATCGTTAAAGTTGTTTGTATTTGGATTTGATTCATATTTTGTTTTTATACCCTCTGCTGTTTCTTCTGTTGAAACCCCTTGCTGAACAACCCAAGCACTATCTGAACTATCCCAAAGATATTTCTCTACTTGTTGCCCTACTCCACCATCAACATAAGCAAAGCTACCAATCGGAGCAGTTGGAAATGCTGTTTGCAAAGCTGATAGACTAACAAATTCGCCTAAAAATTTAGAACCCTCTAAACCAGCTAATTTATCACGTTCTCCATCAGTAAAAGCATTAGTATTTGCGTTACTCTCGTACTTTGTTTTGATTTGTTCTGGTGTATCTGCTGCACCACTTTCGCCTCTATCTCCTTTATCTCCTTTTACACCTTGTAACCCTTGCAAACCTTGTTCGCCTTGAATACCTTGCAAACCTTGTTCGCCATCATCTCCCTTAATACCTTGTGAACCTGTATCGCCTTTTATTCCTTGCGTACCCTGTTCGCCTTGTATTCCTTGAATACCTTGTAAACCTTGTTCGCCATCATCTCCCTTTATTCCTTGAACTCCTTGAATACCTTGTGAACCTGTATCGCCTTTTACTCCTTGAATACCTTGTAAACCTTGCTCTCCTTGTTCTCCTTTGTCGCCTTTATCTCCTTTATCTCCTTTTTCGCCTAAAATAGCTGGATTAATATTCACATCAATAGCAACAGAATTAACATAAATATTTACATCAATTGTCAAATCATCAGTTTCTAAATTAACATCTATAATATTTGAATTTGTAGCTAAATCAACATTTATCATTTTACACTTATTTTAAAAATAATCTCAATATCACCAACACCAAAAAAAGAACATTTTGCAACTATTTTTCTATCTTTATATGATATGAAATCTGTTCCATTTAATGTTAGTGTTAAAGTTTTAGAAACTCCATTAGTATTATCACCAGTTAAAACCAAACCATCGGTTAAAGAATATTCTTTTATTAATTGATTGCAATTATATATTTTTATTAAAGGGTTTGATATAAAAACACCATTAACAGATGTAAAAGGCATTAATTTATTTATTTGTGTAACTCCTAAAATAGTAGTCCCAATATCTGATGGGTTGTAAAACTCAATAGCTGACATTATAATATTTTTGTTAATGTTATTTGTATCTCTCTATCTTCAAATCCTATATTTATTGGCTCAGAAATCATACTATACTCTACACCTCTATATTTAAAGAAATTAGTTTTACTGTTGTAAACTAAATCTTTTCTTTTGCGTAGCTGAATAATTAAACGATCATAAGTTTCTGTTTCTCCAAAATCTGTATCTCTATAATTTGCTTTTTCATTGGTTATCAATTTACACCAACTATTATTTACTAATGATGTTGTAACTGTGTTACCTCCAAAGCCATCAGATACATTTGCAGTTTGCCAAACCTCTATTCGTTTATTATACTTTCTTGCCCTCATTAAATAATAAAGCGTTTAGATGATTCAATCATGCCTATAATATAAGGAGGTATTTTATTTGATGTACCTTTATTAGTTTCTGCATCATAATACAGGTATTTAATGTACTCTAAGGCACAATTTATTAAAACCTTTGGTACATCAACAGGATTATTATAACCAACGTTTAAAACGATTTTTTTATCATCTGTTTTAGTAGTTCTATAAATAGAATAATTTTGCTTTTCTGTTTGCTCGGAGTTGGTAGGTGATACCAATAAATTAATAGGATAATCATAAATATAAACGCAATAGTTAGAAAAGAAATAAGTGTTATTTCTGGCATAAACTAAAATGTTTGTTTGATTTTCAATATAAGACAAAGCAGTTTTTATCATCACCTCTAACTGGCAATCATCCTCAGTTAAAGTATCGTCAACTCTTAAATAAGATTTAACAAGTGATATAGGTAATACATCTAAATAAGACATTATAATTAAAATTTATAACAAATATAAAAAAAATAGAGCATACTTATTAAATATGCTCTACTTTATTAACCAACAAATAAAAAAATTATTTCTTAACCCTTTTAGCCTTAACTAAATAAGCATCTAAATCTTTGCGTTTTCCCTTATATTCATCATTCACAAAATACGTTTTTTGCTCTTGAATACAAAAGAAAGTTTTCTTTACTTTTGCCATTATACTGCAGTAAAGTCACCAAATACTAACGCTAAAGGTTGCTCAACTGCTAAAGCAGTTTGACTCTCAATTCTCGCTGTAATATTGTTCTTAGTAAAGTTGTCGCCCTCAACATCAGAAAACTCTAAAGATAATCCCTCTGTATTGATTTTGTTAACTCTTGACCAATCACCGATAAAGTATTTATTATCATTTAACCAAGTCGCTTTTAATACTTGTAATCCAGCAACTCTTAATACTCCACCCTCATAAGTAACTGCACTTTCTAAATCGTCTTTTGCTGCTTTAAGCATATCCATATAATCAGATGGTCTAACTACAATACCATTAGCATCATAATCAGCATCCTCTAATTTAGCGATTTCATTCATCAACATTTGAGGCTTATTTTTACCAGTAATAATTTCAGTTGATGCAGTTGCATCAGCCTCTAAAATTGCGTTAAAAATAGCATTCTCACGCTTAAAATAATCTCTTCGTAACAATGATGGAATAGCTGAAGCAATGTAAGAAAGGTTGTTTCTCATTTTCTTGCTATATCTTGCCCATCCAGCTATAAAGTCAGTTGAAACATCAACAGTAGCGAAATCATAATCAATTTGTGATTTTGTGTTGCCCTCTATTTGTGCATCAATTCCACCCTCTGATCCTGTTTCTCTTGTATAGGTATAAGTACCTCCATCAATATTAACAGAACCAACTAAGTCAGATACATTAACTTTCTGTGATGGGAAAGTAACAATGTCATAGTTATATGAACGTGGTTCATCTCCTGTTAAATTTGAAGTACCCATATTAGCAACTGCCTTAACCTCGATATCTACTGATTGCCCTTTACGCATTGCAGTTATCTCTTTACCTTTGCCCTCAATAGCAATTTGTAAAAAGTCTTTACCTTGATTAGCATCTTTTACTGCTTTCTCTTGCAATTTAACGTCTAACTTGTCAGCGTGTTTTTGTAAAGCATCTAAATCTGCTTTGAAAGCATCTTTTACCTCTTTTACTTGGTTTGTAATAAAATCGTTGTTCTTTGCTTCAAAGTTTTCGATAGCATTTTTTACCTCTAATTCGTTTGCACCCTTAACCTCATTTTTTAGGTTTAATAAAGCACCTTGTAATTCCTGTAATTCCATTTTATATGGTTTTTGTAAATTCGTTAATAATATTTGCAATGTTTAACGGCTTTCCATTGGAAGTGTCAGTTTTTTTAGACGGCTCTTTATCTGTAAGTGTTATTAATAATTGTTCAATTTGTTTAAGTCTGGCATCTGAATAATCTAAATCATACGATTTTTCGATTAACTCCAGTATACCATAATGCCCTTTTATACTTTTTACATCTTGTACTGTGCTTAATTGATTAGCACCCCAAGACGTTAAAAAAGAGTATTCCATTAATTTATATTCTGTAATAATAGACTTGTTTTTTGCATCCCTATTTAAAACATTGTAACCAATAGATAACTCAGCGTTTAATCCGTTCTCAGTCATTAGTTTAATATCTGAAAACATATCTCGACTAACTTCTTTAGATAAGTTAAATTTAGTTGTAGTTAATAAACCAAAAGAATCTTTTACATCAATATTCAAAGGCACACCTAATGATACTCTTGGATTGTGGTCCTTTAATACTCTTATTCGTTTGTAGTTTTCATTTACTGTTTTATCAAAAGAACCTTTTGCAGAAATATCACCATCAGAATCTTTGTAGTCATAAGCATTCGCATAAGCTACAACAATTCCTTTTGAATCGTCTAAATCTTTAACCTCTATTGATTGTTGTTTAAATTTCATAAAGCAAATATAAATAAAAACTATTAAAAAATGTTTTTTTATAATATTTTTTTATAATCAAATATAATTAGTATAAATTTAAGGAGGTTTTTTTATTCCCTTATCAACCTACCATCCTTATCACGTTTAGGCACTAAAGCAACTGTACATCTACAATTTATAACATTACCAGCTGAACCTCTTGGATCGCCTGGAAATGCCATCTTTTGAAACCCTCCATTAAAAGGTACTTCAAAGTCCTCGTCTTGGTCAACCTTAACCCCATTCATAACTAAATGGTTAAACTCTGATTTTGGAGGTCTCCTTGTTCTGCTATCAATTGCACTTATCCACACTTTATCTAATGGCACACCAGCAATACGACCAGATTGCAAAGCTGAGTAATTTGCAGCAGCAGTTGTTTCTGTTCTTGCTATTCTTAACGATTGCCATCTATAAAAGTTTCGTTGATTTACCTTTTTAGTTATCTCTGTACTTATTTCGGAGATGGTTAAGTTGTTAGATACCATAACACCTATTTCCTTTCTGATATACTCTAAAAATGTACGTCTAACATCAGAAACCCTATAAATAGCATTATCAAACAACCACTTTATTAAGTTAGTTTCAAATTCAGTTAAAAAGGTATTTAAAACAAACTCTTTTACTTTCTTGATATCCTTGTTTATTACCTTTCCAGTTCGTGTGCCTTGAATTATACCAATCTCCCTATAAATGTTATAATAAATGTTTACAAACTGCTCCTGTTGTAGATTTGTTTCTAAAAACTCATCATAGTTATCAGTTGTCATAAAGGCAAAAGGTATGCTATTTGCTAAACCTCGAAAGCCTTTAATTAACTCTTTATAAGCAATCTTTTCATACTTTGAATGTTGTCTTAACCAACGCTTTCTGTATTGGCTCTCGTTCATTATGCATCAAGATTATCTTGTGGTAAAATAGCATCCTCCAAAGTCATAATATCATCTTTTACAGTATAAATAAACATATTTGGATCCTCTGCAATTGGTAAACCTAAAAGTATTTGTTGCGTATTTCTGTTTATAGTTCCTGTTTCAAGTAGTTTCGTTGTCCATTCGGTTAACTCTTTTAAATCTGCTTGTAATTCTGGAATCTCCTTAATATTGAATTGTAAACATTTGTTATCATAGCCTTTAAACCTTGATAATATCTTTTCATTAAATACACTTTCATAAAGTTTAATGTTTGGCAATGTTGTATCTGTTACAACTCGTTTACGCTCTTCTTTTTGCTTATCGTATTTACCACCCTCATCATTATTAAGTAAAGCAGTTGACCAACCGAAAACATTACATATTTGCTTTTGATTGTATTTTAAGTATTCAAAAGGCTTTAACTCATCAGCAGATAAAGACAATCGTGTAAAACCTAATTCAGCAGAAATACCAGCTATTCGTGATAAATCTTCTGAATTGCTATTCATCTCTTTAAGTCTTTCTTTTAACTCTACTGCTTGAGGTTGTGTTAATGGTGTGCCTTTGCTATGAATGAATCCAAACACACCACCATTTTTTAAGGTGTTTATATTTAAACTTAATCCTTTGTTACTTGCTTCAATGTTTTTCCAAGCTGCTCGTAATGGGCTTTGTCCGTACAAATGCTCACCATTGAACCCAAAATTAGGATTATTGGTACTTATATGCACCACGTTTTGCTCATTAAACTTTGTGTATCTGTTGTACTCCGTTAGTATGTAATAGTCAACAGGATTTTCAGCAGATAATAAGTTAGCATTGTCTTTTAATACGATTTCTATTAAATGTGATGGCAATACATAAATTTCACTTGGTTGCCCAGCATTTATACCATCTTCTGGAGCAACACAATACCAATAAACATTACCAGTTAATGACATAAAGATTTCAGTCAAATTAAAAAACTCATCCCACGATTGATTGGTATTTGGTCTAACAATTGGCATCTCATACTCATCAGAGTTATATGCTTTTAATTCTAATTCTAAAGCCTTTAACCTTTGAGAATGTGTTAAATCATATTTAGTTGATCCGAGTAGTTTATTAAGTTTCTTTTGGCTTTGTTTATCTTCTATCTCCTTAACTCCGTAAGGTATGCTTACTAATTTGTTGGCTCTTTGTGTTACAATAGAGTAAACATCTGGATTGATATTATAGGCTAAATCAATGTATTTAGTTAAATCTGCATCATCATTTTCTGTGTATTTAGCACCATAAAAAAACGCTTCATTAAATTTATTTGTTTGTTGTTTGCTATTTCTGAATATATCGAAAAATCCCATTATAAGAAAAATGTATTAAATAATCAAAAGTAATAAATAAAATTTATATATTGTAGTTTAAAAGAAAAAGACTTTCTCATTCACACCGATATCCATCATTTCGTGATACCTTAAAGCATCCATTGCGTGATTGTGTTTATCAACTGGTTTATTCTTTGCGTTGTTATTTTTGTCTTTATCCCAAATGTATTTCTCAAACTCGTTGATTATATTCTTTGAACTTTTGGTAACTAAATAATTTTGCGTTTGCATTGTTGTAATACCAAACATAATACTATCAGCACCTTTTTTAACTGGCATTATGTTTATACCAAATCGCCTTATCTCTTCAATTGATTTTGGCTCTGCTGAATCAGCGTAAACAAATGTGTTTTTAGGCAACATCCTTGCAATATCACTATTAATCATCCCAGTACGATAGCAAACCTCATTTATTATACGTTTATCATTGTACTTATAGATTTCTACTATTGCAGTTGGATCGTTGGAGTAACCAAAATCTAAGCCAATCCCTAAAAGTCTTGCATCGCTTGGAATACTATCAATTGTTAGCCAATTATCAAAGATAACTCCATCTAAATTACCAACTAAACCTAATCCGTACACTTTCCACTTGTTGGACCAGTATTTATTTTTTATGTTGTCTGTATCAAATAGTGTTGCTTGTGGTCTGCTTGTATCGTGAAAGCCTTTATTTTTGTAGTCTAATATACTTCTAACCTCGCTTTCTGATAGATACTCATTATCCTCAAATGTTAAGGTAATAAAGTTCTTGTCGTTTATGTACTCATCACCCCAAAATAAGCTATCTGGATTGTAGTCAATAATCGTTAAACCAGCACGAGATATAAATTGTACTGCAGTATCAACATCCATTTTATCAGCCTCATTAATGTATAAAATATCACGTCTAAATCCTTTACCTACATCATTAACATCAGCACCAAGAAAGTCTAAATAAGAACCATTAAAAAACTCGTGCTTACTTTCTGATCTATTGAAATCAAAATCTGATTGAAATATACCCCAATCTTTGCAAATCTTTTTATAATCCCTTATAACTGTTCTTTTCATCTTACTCAATTCAGATGATAAGATAGTTGCCTCTTTAGTTGAGGAACACAAAGAACGTATTAATAATTGAATAATACTTACAGTTTTTGATGCACCTTGACCACCACGTATTACAAATACATTCTCCTGTGGATTGTTAAGTATTAAATCTTTTATTTTATAAAATGCCTTTGTATAAAGGTATTTATTACCTGTTGCCAATATCCTCCGTTTTAGGAATATTTAAACCTCCACTTATTTCTGTTGATGTCCGTTCTGTTAAGTTGTTTAGCCTTGCAGTTATGCTTTGACTGTAAACCATTGCCATCCCTCCTAATATCTGATCTTGTCTAATTTCTTGCCTAATACGTGATGAGATGGGGATATAGTCTTTAAATGATTTATTCTTAGTTTCAAAATAATTAGTTAAATCTGGATAAGTTACCTTAGTGTGATCCATTACATAACATTCAAATCCTACCATAGTTAAAGGCTTTTCTCTTTTCTCATAAGTAGATTGTCCATCCTTACCTACAAAAACGTGCTTTAGTATAGGATTTTCTTTTGTTTCCTTTTTATAGCCACAAAACAACTCCCATAGCTTTTCTGGTGTTTCTATATATTTTTTCCCCATTATTTAGAATGGTTATTATACAATTTATGTAATTTATTTTTAATAATTAAAGAGTTTATGTAAAGTTACATAAAAATACATTATGTATTACATAATTGTTTCTCAAAGTTATTAACAGGTTTATTTTTTTTTTGGAT